CCCTCCCTCACCGGCTCCATCAACCGCTTCAAGGCTTTCGATGCCGATGACTCCTCAGTCACCGGCTGTTCCTCCGGCGACATTGTTTCACGTGAAACATCACCGCCCTCAGCAAAACTCCTCCGCGTCAACGCCGACTTCGTCAACGTCGGACCCTCCAAGGTCGGCGCTCCAAAAGTATCCCTCGCCAACCCCTTCGCCATATTCTGTACACCACGCTCTCTGATCTTCAACTGCCTCAACACATCATCCAACTGCGCCCGCGCCGTGTCACCCCCTCCCCTTCTCCCTTTCTCACCCTTCATCTCCCCAAGACTGCCCAACGCCATCCCCATCGACTTGGATGACCCCATCCCAGCACTCTCAAACACATTCCTGGCCCGCGAGCCGCGGCCCGCGCTCGGTTCAGGCATCTCCTCCTCAACCTCACCACCCTCCGCCATCAACTTCACCTTGGCACTAAGCTTGGGCAAACGCTTCACCCCGCCAAGGTTGCCCAACAACTCCCTCGCCGTCTTTACCCTAGGTACTTTGATCATGGCCCGCGCCCCGCAAAAGTCCCACCATTCTATGCGTCAATAGTATTCCGGAACAAGCTCCCGCTGCGACCCCTCCTCCACATCGTCACTCTTCAACACCAAAAAATTACCCTGCCTAAACCGCATCATCGCCTGCACCGTCGAATCCACCTGGTCGTCATTGTCCCCATTCGGAAACGCCGCACACTCCTCCACTAACCCCTCCGCCCAATCAGTGTCCGGAGCCCACACCATCCCCGCCTCAAAGATCGGCGCTACCGCGTTCGCACGACTCACCTTGTCCGTCCCCGCCTTCCGTCCCCCAGGGCTGTACATCGTCACAGGAATACTCATCTTCCGTAACTCCTGCTGCAACGACACCCCCGTCGCTTTCGCCTCAATCAACACATTATCCGGCTGCCAATACTCATACTGCTCCTTCGCCACACGCTTCAACTCCGGAAAGTCCCACCGCCCCTTCTTCACATCCAACAAAATAATGTTCGCCCCACTGTCCTCATCCGGATAAAACACACCCCACGTCGTGATCACACTAAAGTCAGCCGTCTCCTTCTTGCTGTACGCCGTGTCCAAAGACTGAATAATGTAGTTCACAATCGGCGGATCATCGTGCGGCCACACACGCCACCACTCCCGCTTCAATATCGCACCCTCGTCATTGGTCGGCTGCTGCTGGTACATCGCATTCCACTTCTGCACCGACAAACTCGCCCTGACCGCCTCCAACTCCTCTAACTTCCAAAACTCCGGCCACAACGGCCGACCACTCGGCAATATCGCCGGAAACTCAATCACCTCCCACCGGTCCGCATTGTGACTCGTCTGCGCCTTCAATAACCTCGCCGTCAAATCCTTCGTCCCCCACCGCGTCATCACCACCACAATAGCCCCACCCGGCTGCATCCGCGTCCGAGGACCACTTTGATACCACTCCCACGCATTGTCCAAAGCCAACTCACTCATCGCATCCGCCTCACTGTGCGGATCATCAATGATCAAGATATCCGCCCCGCGGCCCGTCATCGCACCACCCACACCCACCGCAAAATAATTCCCTCCCTTGTTCGTGTCCCACCGACCCGCCGCCTTACTGTCCGCCTTCAACGCCACATCCGGAAATAACTCCCGATACCGACTGTCATCCATCAAATCCCTTACCTTGCGGCCAAACTTCACCGCCAGCTCCGCCGTGTGCGTCGCTTCAATGACCTGGAGCCGCGGATCACGGCCCATCAAAAATGCTGGCAGGAGATAGGAGGCAAATTCACTTTTCGTGTGCCGGGGAGGCATGTTCACGATCAAGCGCTTTAACGTGCCCTTGGCTATCCGATCGAGGGCCGCGGCCATCTTTCGATGGTGATCGCCAAGTATGGCCTCGGGCCAGACGTAACGGACAAAGTCCAGGAAGCTATTGCGCGACCGTTCTTGTGCCTCTAATTGCGTTAAACGGAGCTCTAATCTGAGCCGTTCTGCTTCGATATCGTCAGGGATCATCTGATTTCTGCCTTCTGGAGACCGGATCGCGGGTCGATTGTGTTTGGATTTTGCATAAATTCTGAGCGGAAAAGCGTTCTTAAACAAGGGGGCCTGTTATTACAGGCGGGGGTCCATTCTGTTTTGGGCAGCATTTACTGTGTGAAATCGGGCTAAAGCCCTCGCGCTTTTCCCCCCGGCCGTTTTTTGGGGGCCCGCGGGGCGCGGTCCGCGGTCCGGACCGGACACGATGTCCGGTCGGCCACCTGGCGCGGTCCGCGGTCCGGACCGGACACGATGTCCGGTCGGCCACCAGCTCGGCCAGCTCCGCGGCCACCAGCTCGGCCAGCTCCGCGGTTTGCACGGGAAAACACAAACACGTCCGACCAGGACAAACAAACACAAACACGGCCAGCTCGGCCACCAGCTCGGCCACCAGCTCGGCCACCAGCTCGGCCACCAGCTCGGCCACCAGCTCGGCCACCAGCTCGGCCAGCTCCGCCAGCTCCGCCAGCTCGGCCAGCTCGGCCAGCTCGGCCAGCTCGGCCACCAGCTCCGCCAGCTCGAGCTCCGCGGCCACCAGCTCCGCGGCCACCAGCTCCGCCAGCTCGAGCTCCGCGGCCACCAGCTCCGCGGCCACCAGCTCCGCCAGCTCGAGCTCCGCCAGGCCGCGGCCGCGGGGCCTGATACACGGCGCGCGGAGCTCGGACCAAGGGCCCGGGCGAAACGGTCCGGTTTAATGTAAACGTTTACATTGAAGGGCCCCTAATTGAGAATGATTCTCATTCTCATCAAAAGCTAAATGAGAATTATTCGTAATACCAGAAATGAAAAACCCGGGCCGGGCCCGGGCTCAGGGACGAAGGGAGGAAGCCCCTATGCCGGAGCGAATCGGGCGGCCATGGCCCCGTGGACGACGATTGCGACACTGGCTCGACCAGGCCGATCGGCGGCCCCGTCGCACGCTAGGCAATCAATGCATTGTCTACGCTCCCCGCCCTCCGGGCTCGCGGGGCATGCAATCTCACGGGCCGCCAGGGGCTCGATCGAGGACCGCACGCGGAAGGTTCGCCAGCTGGCCGCGCGGGCCTGGATGAGCTCGGCGGCCGAGTCTACGCTGGCCATGACAAAAGGCCTGAGCCCGGCGGCCAGGGCGAGACGCCACTGGTGCGAATATCCCGTCGTCCCGGCGGCCAGGGCGACCAGGGCCCGCCAGTACTCCCCGGGGATCGCGGCCGGATCGCCATATGCCCCTAGTCGGACTTTGCGACCGGCCAGCAAGCGAGCCCCGTCGGCCGGGCTCATGAGGGGATAGGCCCCGCGAATCCATGCCCCGAAAACCGACATAACCGACCGACCGACCTCAACGTAACAGGTCCGAGCTCGGCCGGTCGCACGGTCCCCGCGATGGATACAATCCCCGCACACGCTCGAATCTTGGCCGGTCGCGATCGCTTCGAGCGGGGATTGATCGGCCCGGAGAATGAAGGTCTGGACCATGTCGCCAGTCTTGCGATTCTCACTGTGCAAAACCGCGACGCCGATAATAGGTGCCCCGTCAATGGCCGAGGGGCCGTCATAGAAAACGAATCCGCGCATGATGTCCCTTTCTGACTTTCTGAGGGCCCGGCACCGCGCCGGGCCAGAGCTCGATTGTCTCGCGATTGTGCGATCGACGCAAGCGAAAAGAAAAGGGCCCCCGGAGGGGCCCCGCGATCGGCCGCCAGGGCGGCCGGGTTAGGCGTCGACCAGATCGAGAATCGAGCCCGCCTGAGTCTCGAATTCGACGCGCTCCGCTTGGTGCGGAATGCTCCGCGCGTATGCCGTCGCGCCGGTTACCGCGTCCCAAAGAGTCTCAATCGGGCGGCCCTCGTCGATCATATGGGCGTGTTCGATACGCTTTGAAACCCGCGGCCCGAAACGCTTCGCGAGCCAATCGCTGGCCCGGTCCAGGCGCGAGCTCTGAGCAGCGCGAAGCACTCCGGCCGTGACACTCTCGGTCGCGTTCGCGTATTCCACCAGCGCGGGCCGGAGCTCTTCGATAAACCGGTCCGGCGCGCTGGCAGTGTGCCGGATTGCAATCTCGTCCAGTTCCCGGGCCCCCCACACAATCCGATTCGCGCAAACGAAATCGAAGAGGAAAGCTTTCAAGCGGAGCGTCCCCCCGCCAACTTCACTGTTCGAGATGAAAAACCCTCGCGCGAGCGTCCCCGGCTCGCCATTGCGACGGTCCGGGAGCGTTATGCGGTTGTCTTCGTCGGCGAGGAACACGAACATATCGCGGTCGCCCGCGAACAGTGTTGTATTTTCCCGGGTAACTTCCACGCGCTGGCCCCGGATGCCCGGCACCCGCCAGTCCCCGGTTACCCCGTCCCCGAAGCGATCGACTAGGGCGCGGATAACATCAGCATCCCAGATGCGACCGTACCGCGGCCCCGTCGCCGCGCGCAGCTGCACCCCGTCGTTGCCCCGCGTCAACAGCACGCCGACGTCTTCAATGTCGCGGGTTTGCAGTCCGAAGTCGATGCAATCCGCCGCAAGCGGAGCGGGGAGCTCGCGGATGTAGCCGGCCGGAGCTCCCGCCAGCTGCGCAAGCTGACCGAAGGCCCAATGCGACGGGAAAACCTGATTTCCGCTCGGACCGACAATCGTCAGTCCCTGCTGATTGTCGACCGTCGCGCAGCGCAACGCGCGGGAGCTCACGACGGACGCGCGACTGATCGCGCGCCGGGCCTCGGCTGCCGCTTGCATTTCGAGCAGGGAAACGAAACGCTCCTCAGACGGACGGGAGGACCACTGCTTGGAAGCTTGAGTGAGTGTTGCCATGATTTCTGCCTTTCTGGGTTAGGGGCCCGGCACCGCGCCGGGCCCACAATCGAGATGCTACGGAAAAAAAAGTAACCCGTCAACAGACAGGGACCGATCAGCTGCCGAGAGCCTCAAGCATGGACACGGCGCGCGCCTTCGCGGCAGCATCCGCGACGATTCTGGCATCAGCGGCCATGCGCGCGTAACGCTCGAACAGGTCCGGCCAGGCGGCCAGGATTCGAGCGCGGTTGTCCGAGTCGGCAACCCGGAACGCGCGCGCTAGGTGTTGCGCAAAGCTCCCGCCGATCTGCGACATCAGCTCGGCCGCGCGATTTTCGTCTGCAACTTGCATGATTGCCCCTCCCTCAGAACTTGATCGTAAAGGACCGGCCTTCAAGACTGTCAGTCACCAAATCGGCGAGATAGTCTTTTGTGACGATGTCGTCAGCGTCCGGGAGCTCGGGGAGCTCGTCTTTTGTGACGAATTCATCGAAATCCGGGAGGTCCCCCGTCTCGACAAAATCCTCGGTCGCAGACTCGATCCCGGCATCAATGTAACTCCGTATTTTCTGCCAAAACCATTCCTGCTGGTTCAAGGCGTCCGTTGCCGCGTTGAGGTCAATATGGGTCGTGCGCCGGGTCAACTGCGCCTCGACCAGTTTCGCTTCAAGCGCGGCGACTTTCGTCGCCAGCTCGCCAACGGTGTTGGCGAAGTGCTGCCTAATCCCGGTCAACTGCGACTCGACCTCGGCCTTCACGGCCGCCTGGAATGCCGCCTCAAGCGCGGCCAGCAATGTGCTCTGGATCATCTCACTTTCTCCTTTCTAGATTAGGCCCCGTTGAAGGGCCAGGGCGCAATACTCGCACGCAATCCTGGCCCGCGTCAACTAGGGCTGCCCGTCCCGGCCAATCCAGCCCATGCCAGCGTAGTCGTTCGGATCGTCCTGCGCAGGGATGTTGTCCCGCCAGGGCTTGATTTCCCAATCGCCGATCCGCAGGGTTTTGTGGCCCTCTTCCTGCGCGCGACCGAATGCCCAGTCGTTCGCCCACCGCTCAAACGCTTGGACAGTCTCAAGCGGGATGTCCGGATGCGGCACGCCCACCGTGTCATCGGCGCCATCGTACTGCCAGCCCCACCAGTAGTAATTTTCCCCTAATGGAGGATAGTCGCCCCATCCGATGTTGACGAGGTAGGTCTCGACCCAGGCTGTCCCGTCCTCTCGATGTTGCAGCACCGAAAACCCCTCATACCGCTGCGCCTCGTTTCGGGCCTGCTCTGCCTTGTCCCATGCAATCGAGATGCACTGCTGGACCGCATCAACCGTCCAGTCCGTCGTGCTGGTGTAGCCCAGACCCTCGGTGTCGAAGTCGTCGGACACGCTGGCCTCGACCTTGATCTCGATCCCGTCTTCCGACCAGATGCGCGCGCTGGCGATCTCCTTTTTGCTGGAGTACCAACCCGTGTCAAAGGGCACGCGTTCGGCAATGACTGCGGTGAGCTCCGCCTCGCCCTCTTTGTACCAGTCCGACAAGCCGCAATGCGCCCCGTCGCCGTGCTGGAATGCCTCAAGCTTTTTCATCATCTTTCTCCTTTCTATCGACCATTGGTCAGTGCATGAAACAAAACGAACACCAGCAACTTGCCGATGTCCTTCCAGCGTTTCCGCTGGCGTTCCTGATGGATCTTATCATCAACCCCATCGTCGTGCTGCTGGCGTCGCAATGCCTCACGCACATTCGAGGGCATGCGGTACCGGCGTTTCATGCGGTACCCCTTTGACCCAGGCCAGCCCAAAGACGCCGGGAAAGTATTCCCTGACATCCCCTACCGTTGAAGCCCGCACCATGACTCGACCCGTCGATCCAACATGCCTGGGGGGCTCGCCGCCAACCAGCACGGACTGCTCCCCACGGAACGACCATACCTGATCCCCTGCGTCAACGCGGAGGTTCGTGTCCTCACGGACCAGCACCCATTCATTAACGAACATCGTCATTCTCCTTTCTGTCACCGGGACTGCCCCGGTCCGACAAGGCTAGCAAACCGCGCCTCAGGATGTCAACAGCTGATGCCGCATCACTTCCCACATAGGCTGGCCCCAGGACCACTGGCCGATCGGTTGCAGGTCGACCCCCAACTTTGCCAGCTCCATCACCTGATCTCCGCCATACAAGAGCAGCATCGAGTCCTTGACCATGCCGCCTGTCGGTATGTGCTGCACCAGGACAAAGGTCGGGCAGCCCATGTCCGTCGCGTGCTTCAAGTGGAACGCGATCTGGTGCGGCGACAGGTTGACCTTCCGGCCGCGCTTGACGACCTTGAGCTCCAGCATGACGAAGACCCCCTCCTTGAAGGCGATCAGGCAGTCAGGGATCCCCAGACCGACCCGCGATTCAATGCGGGTGATATGGCAGCCGCGCAAATTGTCTCGGACCCTTTTGTACAGGTTTGTCTCCGGCTTTACTGGCATCGCTGTTCTCCGTTTGCTTATCCGCTACTTCAACCGCGTCTTCAACCCCCTCCTCGACCGGTTCCTCCGCAGGCCCAGAAGCCTCCAGCTCCGGATCCGCCGCAACCTGCTCCGGGGTGATGTCGATGATCGGGCCGCCATTCCCGCCGCCATACAGCTTCTTGATCTCCTCAAGCTTCCTCATGACCTCTTCGCGGCTCATCGAATCGATCGTCCCGTGCCTGATCTCCTTGCGCTCGATGTAGATCGTCCCCAGGGCCTGCCCGCGCCTGTATTCGGCCTGTACAGCGGCCCCATAGGCCCCCGCTGCGAGGGCCGCGTCCCGTATTTGCTGGAGATCCCTCATATGCCGCTCAAAGGTGGTCCCGTACCGCTCTCCGAGCTCCCTGCGCCGCTCCTGGATCGCCGCGACAATGTGTGGATTGCGATCCGGATCGGTCAGCTCCCGCGCCCGGTTCTTGGCCCATCCCTCGCTATACCCGGCGCGCAGCGCCGCCTCCTTGAGCGTCACTCGCCCGTCCCCGGCACAGTACTCCTCAACGAACTTCCATTCCTGGGGGTTCAGGGCCTTGGGCTTGAAGGGCTTCAGCGGTTGTTCGATCCGCTCCCGCACCCTCTTGTCCATCCCACCTAACTGCTTGCCCGCCAGGAACTTCTGGTCCTTGTTGCTCGTTCCGTTGCTCATTGATCGTTCTCCTTTCGTTTTCAGGGCCGGTGTATATACTTTTTTCAACTTTATATACTCTTACAAGCAACAAAAAAAACATCCATCGATTTTCGTATAATTACATCATTACACTATACAAAACCCATGTAATGTACAATAAGTCATTGTTTTTATTGTATTATTACATCATTACACTACTATCCATTAGTTTTACTACTCATAAGAGTATATAAAGTTGCTACAACTACTACTACCCCTCCCAAAACCGTAATCCCTGCCCACCCCCACCCCACCCCCACCTGCCCACCCCACCCCCACCTGCCCACCCTTGCCCCGCGGTCCGCGGTCCTTGTACAATGCGCAAGGCCCCTGACGCGCCAACGTCAGGGGCCCCACTTCCCTCCACCGTTGCAAGGAAACGATGATGGACACTCCGGATATTACCCGTTTGGAAGAGCTTTTCGACTACTACGACACGGGCATGGGTGCCCTTGTCTGGAAGGTAGGTCGAAACAAGGATGGCATTGCTGGGACTGAGGTCAATCACGGGCAGGACATTCGTGTACGTGTGGACGGGAAGTCCTTGTCTGCGGCGAAGATTGTGTGGGCCATGCACTATGGCTACTGGCCGGAGTACCGGTTGAGGCACAAAAACCACGATCGGACGGACATTCGGATAGCGAACCTGGAGCTGACATCGCGACGCGATGGTCCGGGCCGTTAGCCTCGGTCCGCGGTACTTGATCCATTTCTAACCAATCCTGACACCTCCCCTCCCTTCACTGCTCCGGCACCCAGTTGGGTTTGAAATCACCGGAGAGCAGTCGCATGGCCGTGGTCCGTGGGACGATGTCGGCGAACTCGATGGACTGGAGCTCTGGGCAGCTGAGTTCATTGTCTGGGTCATGGATGACGGGGGCCAGGGCGAGGGCTTGTTGTCCGTTGGCGAAGGTAAGGAAGATCAGCTGGCAGAAGGGTTCTGAGGGGTTTTCGCGCAGGAACTGTGCGAAGGCTTCTTGGAAGTTCACGTCTTGGACTCCTGTGTGGTCGGTTTATGACTGGCCGGTCACGGCTTGGTCTTGGAAGTGCAGGTCGAGGGACAGCTTATCGACTTCTGACTGGAGGTAGTTGATTTTTGTCTGGAGTTGTTTGTTGTCCGTGGCCAGTTGTTCGAGCTGGATGTCTTGTAGTTCGATGCGGCGGCGCAGCTCCTGTATGTACTCATGGAGCTGTACATCCTGGACTGGGACGGGTGGATTTTCGGTGGAGTTGATGGCTGGACGCATGAGTCGCATGATGGACTTCCTTGAAGTTAGGTGAAGTTAGTGGGAGTTAAGCGATTTTGTAGTCGTGGAGCACGATCCCTTGTTGTATTGAGCCGACGGTGCAGTGTCGGACCCAGACTGTCTTACCGGATTTGAGGTGACGCCAGTGGCCGCGTCGTTCGTGGGCGCGGACCGCGTTCCGTGGTTCTTGATGGGTATTGACTGGAGTTGGTTTTGGGATCGGCGGGGAGGTGTGGACGGAGATGGTGTGCCAGGAGACGGCAGGTGGTTTGCCTTGAGCGATTTTGCGTTGATTGGTGAAGGTTTG